TATTTTTAAGTTTATTATTTTTAAATTTTTCATATAATTCTAAATATTGAGTTTCATAATCAGAAGGTACTATATTAACAGGGCCATTCCAATAATTGACTGATAAAGATGGTTTGCTATGGTTATTAAAAGATAAACCACAATATATTTTATTATCCATAATTTTATTTACTTAAAAATTTAATAAGTGTTTTGTTTAATGTTAATGTTTTGAATTGGTTTGGATTACCATTATAAATTGATTTTACAATATTGTACTTTAGGTCAACTGCAAATAATTCTTCATTCATTAAAAAAGCTAATCGGTCAATAAATGATTTTTCAATTTTATTTTCCTTGCTATAAAATAAACTATAATTAATAATACGAGTTGATATAATCGACGCTAAATCGGCTCTATAACTTTTATCTTTACCAATAATGCCTTTTAATGTATTAATAATATATTCTTCACTTTCATGTGTTAGTATTGTTTCGGGAGATATAATTTTATCCAACCTGTTATTAATAAACATTGTGAATAATGTTGTAAATTCACCACCAACACTACCTTCACCAATCATTTGTATTAAAGGTAAAGTATTATCAAATGATTCTAATGATGATATTGAATTAAAGAATGTAGTGATACTTCTTGAATTAATTTTATTAGTAACTAATTCTGGGTGTTTTAAAAGAAAATTAATGCATCGATTATCTATTTGATTATTTTCAGCCCATTCTCCCCAACATTTAATATCAAACTTTAAATCAACTGATATAAATCGTGTTTTTTGGGCATTATCTATACTATTTACTAAATATTCACCATTATCTGGGTTACTTGTAAGTATAATATGCCAATCTTTAGGTAGTTTCCAACTAATATATTGTTGGCGGTCAATTAGTTCCATAACAGCTTGTATAAATCTAATATCTGCGCGATTCCAATCATCTAATAATAATATACCCCCAGAACTTTTACCGCTTATCCATTCAGGTGGGCAATAGCTCATTCTATTTTTACCGGTAAATTTATAACCCATTTTGGTATATTCTTCAATCGCATGTTCATCTATCCATAAACAATCATCATCTTTTAAACATAATTCAAATTGACGAATTGGAAAACCAACTAAATCACCTAATTCCTCAATTTGTGCGAGATTTAATTTAACAAAATGTAAATCTAATTCTTCGGCTAATTGAACAATAGTTGATGTTTTACCAATACCTGATTCACCCACCACCTCTACAGATACTGGTGGTTTGTTTTGGTTTTGTAAGTAACGATTGTTGTTAATGATGTGTTTTAGAAACGTTTTAGTTTCATTTACGTTTAAAGATACTTGTTTTGTTTTTGACATAACTTTTATTTTGTTTCTTAAAGATAATATTGATTTTAATGAAAGCCAAACAAAATGTTAATCTTGTATTTTAATTGTATAGCCCCAACTTTTTTTAGTTTCATCCACATCAGCTCCATTACGACTAAGTACTATCATTGTTGGTTTAAAAGAATTAACTGTTCTTTCACCTATATAACCATCCGTTAATATAATTAAATTACTATATTGTTTGTGTTTATTAAAATATTCTATGATAGGATTCATATCTGTACCACCTCTACCCTTAACAAATTCTGGTGGTTTTCCTTTATATTCCCAAACTTTATGAATTACAGCATCACATTCTGCTACATCAATATTAATACCTGTTTTATGCATATGGTATATTTCACTAAAAAATTCTATTATGTCTGTGTCTGAAACAGATCCTGAAGTGTCAACTCCTACTAGTGTGTATTTTTTAGGTTTAATTTTTAAAGCGGGATTTTCTTCAAAACGTTTATTTAATTTACGTCTTGTTTTTTTAGTATATATTTTAGAAGACATACTAAAAAATCTCCTAAAATATGATTTCCAATCATAAGATGGTGGGTTAATTTCAAATAAATTATCAATATAAGATTTTAATTCAGAAGGTATAAATCCTCTATTTTTACTCCCATTATTTTCTATTATAGTTTTAATTTGATGATCAATTTGTGATTTAATTAATTTTTTATCGGCTTCAGATAATGAATCAAATTCTTTCCAAGTTGGATGAAGTCCATCACCATTTATTATCCCATTTATTTCAAATTTTTCCAACATATTATTTAATGTTGGGCTAGTATTTTGTTGTTTTGCTTGTTGTAACAATTCATAATATACTTTAGTACCTGCTTTTAAAGGTAAATTTAATTCAGGAAATGTACTAGGTAATAAAATATCATCAGTTGGGTAATATTCTGGTTCTATATATTGGTTTATTTCAATATCAGCTGCTATATTATGTAATTCATGATCTAAATAATTGTCTCGTTCTGCTAGATGATGAAAACATATATGAAGTAATTCATGTTTTAATAATCCTATTTTATTTTTATCTCCGGTTAAATTATTCCAAAATTCCTCATTAATTGCTAGTTGATAATTAATGTTTTGTTTACAAACCCCAGCTGTAGGAATATCTTTTCTAATTACTTTGTTTAAAGTAGATAAAAAAATACCGTAAAAAGGTTCTCTAATCATGAGTTGTTTACCTATACGGCTTAAATCATCATATGTGTTTATCATAACTTAATTTTGCGTAAAAATAATAAAAAAGCTTGGCAATGCCAAGCTTAAATTTATTAATGTGAATATATGTTTTAAACTCTATTTCCTGAAGCTTTTCCAGCTGCTGTTTTATAAAATGGTTGACCATTTACATCTTTTTTCTTAGCTTCCCATTCTGTTTTAGAATGTTTTACTCCAAAAAGATAATACTCTGCTTTTCTATTATTACCTTGAGGTATAAAAGCTGGGCCATCCCAATTATGCAATTTACCATTCCAATAAAACGCTATTGTACCGTCGGCCTGTTTAAGGCGTTTTGTTTCTAATGATTGTTTTGACATATTTTTAATTAATTTTTATATTTCCATTTAAAGCCATATGCTGTTTTTTGACGGCCCAATATACAATCTTTTATTTGAGATGTTATATTACTTGTTTTTCCTGTTTGTTTTTTAATCCACTCGGCAGCTTGTCCTTTACTTTCCCACTCTTTAATTAAATTATCTTCTAAATCAAACATTAACACTAATTTAGCTTGTTTACGTTTAGATATACCCATGTTTTGTTTATGTTTAGCTGAAAATGGACGTGGTATATTTTTGTTATTTTGGCTAATACGTTTTTTAACTTCTTTAGTATAATATTTTGTATGGTTGTTTTTTTTAAGAGTGATACTTATTTTATTTCCTGTTCCTTCCTTGCGTGGTTTTCGCATTGTTTGTTTTTGCTCTTCAGTATATTTTTCAGGACCACCTCCACCTTTATTTTTATTTAATAAATTAAATCCCCACTGTTTAAATTGTTCAATCCAATATGATTCCCAATACTTCCAATCTTCAACTTCATCTACTATAATCATTTCGATATTATTTCCATATGTTTGGTAGTGTTTATGTTTTCGACGAATAGGATGTTTTGTTTTACCTACATAAAAAGGAGTGTAATCTTTTTCAAGAATGTAAATATATGTCATGATAATAAATATATTAACTTCCCATCAGACCACACTCCTATTAAAATTATTTTACTAAATTACGTACACTGTATACTCCTTGGGCAGCACTAACAGCTATACCTCTAGAAGATAAACTATCCCCAACAAAATGTATATTAGGATAGTCCACTAATGATAAATTATCATAATTTACTAATACTTCTTCACTAAGGAATTTTACTTCAGGTATATAAAGCGAATAATCATTATTAAAATTAAATACTTTATTTAAATCCTCAATATAACTAATAATGTATTCAGCATATTCACCATATATTTCTTTAAATAAATCTAAATTTCCTACACTAAAAACATTCATTTCTTTACCTTCTGCAGTTAATGATGGTTTTCGAGTAAAATTAGGTGAATAATGAATTCCTTTTCCATCAATTTGACATTTAGCCACTATATCTTTTTGGAACTGGAATGGATTATTTATTCCTTTTATTTCCATAATAATACCAAAATTAGTCATGTTATTGATCATGTCTTCTTGTTTATAAGAATGACCATTATATGACTTCATATTATATGTTACTTCTTCAGCTACATACGCTGCAAAATTATTACTACAAAAAGAACGAGAAGATATTTTATCATTATGACGTTTATATAATTTAAAATCATAAGCTATATCAACTATAGGCTGCATATATTTTTGAGGTAATTCCATACGGACACCAAGTTGGACTGATTTTGGTTCTTTTTTAAGACTATATTTATCAATAAGTTTTTGAGTTAAATCTATACCTGATTTACCAGTACCATAAATAAGTTTATCAAATTCTATATTAACTTCTGCTTGGATAGTGGTTTTTAAAAAACAAAATCTAACAAGTTGATTTTCAAAATCAATATCTCTTACTTCACAATCCCAACAAAAATTAATACCTTTTTCAACTAACCAATCATACCATTTTTTACCCATATCATGTAAATAATTTGTACCTACATGGTAGGCGGGTGCCATTCTTAAATTAAAATATGGTTTGATAAAATTTGGTTCTTCTGTAGGTTTAGAAAACATTATTTTTGAAGGGTCTGGGTGGAAACGAAGAATATATTTCCATGCTTCTTCTAATGTTTGGTCTGCTTTTTCTTCACCCATATACTTAGCTAATTGTCCTCCTACAGCATTATGAAGATAACTCCATTTACCATCAGAGAAAAGTCCAGCTCCTGCGAAACCTTTCATAACTTCGTCTTTAGGGCGAAGATAAGGATCTTTCCCAGCATCTATTATTGTTATTAGTTCACCCGGATATCCATTATCTACTAATTTAGTAGCAGCGTTTATACCTGCTACACCGGCACCAATGATTACGATTTTTTTATCCATTCTGGTTGGTTATTTAGTTTATTCCAATTTAATTTTTTAATTTTAATTTTATCCTCTATATAAAATGTATGATAAGCTTTTACAGTATCCAAATTTTTATATTCGTCAGGCATACATTGCGGAGGAGGAGTAAATCCTTTATCAGGTATGTTAGGTTTATTAATTTGTAACCATTCTAATACATCTTGTGTTTTATGACGTTTACCATAACGTTTAATAAATTCATTACATATTTCTAATCCATGTTGTACTAACCAATCATAATGCTGTATTGATTGTCTTGTCCATTTAGTTGATGGATGGTTCCAATGAGCACGTTTATAAGGTGCTTGTGTTCCAGTCTCCCAATGAGTTGTACTACACATTTGCGCTGATTCAATTTGCATTTTACGAATATGATCATCGGCTAATTCACGCGCTGCTATTATCGGGTCGTGATTTAT